GTTGCGGTAAATCTGCATTTAATCCTAGTCGATTCGTGATTTGTGAAATTTGGACAATGGCCATTTACTTGATTCCTTAATATTAAGTATTTAGCTATTCGTGTAGTAGAGTTCTAATCGTTTCCACCATTCTTGTTCCCAATGAGAGAAATCTTCAGGTTTCAAGATAAATTCCTGATATTGAGGACGTTCAGTTGGTTCCATAGTATTAGGATCTACAGGAGGCTTGACACACATCAAAATCACTCCTTTACGTATATTTGTTCCATAAACTTCATTATGCGCTAAAGCATACGCTACCAACTGTAAGTAGTAATCTTCGATCCACTCTATTTTTTTAGGTTTATTTGTTTGTTTATAATCAAGAATACTTTCGTCTCCCATGTGTATACCACATCCGTCAGTAGTACCAGCATATAATTGAGGGAAATATAAGGGTATTTCTACACCCCATATTTCGTTAACATTTTTGAGCCCATCTTCGATTACAGTTTGTGCCATTCTATGACTTGCCCAACTATAGGGATTAGATCCACGATCACTTATTACTCCATTGCGAATATAATCTTCGAGATATTTGTGCATCCTAGTACCTCGATTAGCAGCCTCTGTAGTAATAGCTTGCGCACGGTCAACTCCAACTGATTTACGCCAATTTTGTAATGCTTGTTTTTTTTCTTCTGGTTGTGTCGCGGAAAGAATTGTAGTGACTGATGGAACTCGTCGTCCGTCGGGAGTGCTATATAATCGCTTTCCTGCTTCATCAGTAGTTCGTGATAGATTTTTATAGTCAAATTTAGGTGTATACATTAATCAAGTATAGCAAACCAGTTGATATAAAACAACCTTTTAGATTGTAAACGATTCACCACATCCGCAGCGAGCCTTTTCCCGAGGATTCCGGAACTCAAAGCCTTCGTTGAGTCCTCGACGTACATAGTCAATTTCTAATCCATCTAAGTATACGTGATCTCTTCCTGCAATCCAAACCGTAGCCCCGGCATTTTCATAACGGAACCAATCTCTAGTAACAGGTGCATGATCCAAGTATTCTAATACATAGGCCAGTCCCGAGCATCCTGTAGTCTTTACACCAACATGAATTCCAATACCTGCCCCACGCTTGGCTATGTTAGCTACGATTTTTTTTGCTGCTGTTTCAGTTATTGTTATCATTGTCTATACCTTTTACAAAGTTATGAAATCGTTCAAGTCGGCGTCTATTATCTTCCAGCATTTCCCAACGCTCATCATTCAAGCCTGAATAATCTGTTATATCTGTCTCACCACAGTATTTACACCAAGTGCGATGAAAGGGTGCGATATCATTGTGCTCGTATTCAGCAATCACCTGGCAATGCTGACAAACCGATGGGCCTAATCCCATTATTTCTTCCTCGCTTTTGTTAATGCTCGAGTAAATTTCAGATCACTTACATGTTCTTTGAATACATGCCCATCTAAATGTTCCATTTCATGTAGGAAACATCGGGCATCCATTCCCGTAAAGGTTGATGAATGTGATATCCCCGCCTGGTCTTGCCAACTGGCATCAACGGAATTAGGACGAGAGATAGATAACCATACTCCGGGAAAACTCAAACAACCCTCGCTATGCTCCCATAGATCGGTCGAGACAGAATCAATAACGGGGTTATACATGACTATCTGTTGTCCAGCAAACTCACCTGCTTGTACATTCATAGCCAATACTCGATAAGGAATGCCCACTTGATTTGCTGCTAGTCCCAATGCACTTTCACCTAACAATGTATCGATGAGATCTTGTTCTATATTAGGTTCCGTCAACGTGTCAAAGAACCAAGTGTTACATGGTGTCAGTAGTACTGGATCTGGCCATCGAACTATTGGTAGTTTCATGTTTGTTTCTATAATCAGCTATTGCTGCTTTAATTGCATCTTCGGCAAGGATTGAACAGTGGATTTTGACTGGTGGAAGTGCCAGTTCTTGGGCAATGTCGCTATTTCTAATACATCCAGCAGCTTCGAGAGATTTTCCTTTGACCCATTCAGTGACCAAAGAACTACTTGCGATTGCTGATCCGCAGTTGTGTGAGCCGACTCTATTTGTAAAAAATACATGGGCACCATCCTCTAATTTTAAATCATATACTACAACATTTTTGTCATCACGCTCACATCCTCGTAGTTGATTATGATGTGTGATTGGAGAAATATCGATAATTTTCATGCCATTATGTATAAAATTCTGTACCTTAGGCAGTGCCTGTTCAATTTCTTCTACTGACAAAAATAATGAATCGTATCCTGCTGTTGCAAGTTGTTGACTTCTTTTTTGGACATAATCCGATTCTTCTGATCTATCTTGCATAAACTTTGGCATTTTCTTTGTATAAACTTCTATACATTTTTTCTTGCCGGGAACAATAAAATCCGGACTTGCGGGGCCTGATGTGGTTTGAATCCATATTGTTCCAGCACTCCATCTTGCCGCTACATTATTTTCTTCAAATAAATCAATATATTTTTTTTCAATACTAGTAGGTTTAGACCAATCTCGTTGTGCCATTCCTTGTTGCCACTTTTCAATATAACTAGGATCTTGCCAGTTTTTAATTGAAGCAGCACTGGAGCGTTGCTTTTTAGCTTCTGGGTTCTTACATACATATCCGGGTTGATTCTGTGGCAATACAGAATGATCAAATTCGGTGTTCCATTTTTTCATTCTTGCGCTATTTTTCTGTTTAATTTCTGTTCGATGTCTATTGTTGGTAAGAATTCTTAACTCATGTTCGGTTATTTCATATAATTCTTGCCCCACCTGTAGTTGTTGTGCTTCTACAGGATTATTATCGGCATTCCAAAATATGTGTTCTTTGGTACAAATCAACGAAAAGGTGCCGGGATTGATATTTTTTCTACTTGTTTCTCGTTGGAATGAAACTACCAACAAATCACTGATATCAACTGAATGTTTGATTATATCTCTTATTTTTTGATTAACAATGCGATTGCCATCCCAAGCCAGTACCTCATCTCCGATATTTAAATCTTTGATTTTTTTAACGCATGTTGGAGTATTAACAGGGGTATTACTAGTTAAACATCCGTAGGTCTTAAACTTTGCATCTGTAATAACGCCATCTGATACCTTTATCTGTAACTTCATTACATCTCCACACGCAGGAGCTCCTACCATGCCTGTGCCAACATCAGCATCGTCTTTGGCAAATGAACCCACATTGCGAGGATTTTCATAATGATCTAAAACTTTATCTGAATAGGCCATTATTTTTTAGCTACATATGAATCTACGATTGCTTTCATTGCCTGATCTCTTGCATCTTCGCGAGCACTTGTTTGATATTCAGTCATTATCATAGATAATGCTTTTTCATCGGCTTTTTTGTCAATTGCCCATGACATACCATGGTATGTGCCTACTAATACTGCTAGTATAACTAATGATTTTACAAATGTCAACATAATTTATCCTTTGAATTTATTAATAGTCGATTTAACTAAACTGTCAATGCTATTTATTAAACTAATACTATGATATTGTGTTTCTTTAACAACCAATGGAATTTCAGTGCAGCCTAAAATTATTGCTGATGCCCCTCGATTAATTAAAGATTCGATAACTGTAACAAACAATCCATGAGCTATTTCGAATTGATTAGCTTTAATTAAATCTATACCAGGCTGCACATAGTTTTCTATTTCTTCTACAGTGGGAGTTATACAATCCCATCCCATTGCGGTGAGTCTTTGATCATACAGACCCAACCGCATGGTGGCACGAGTTCCTAATATACCAATGGTACCTTTTATATTTTGAGACTTTAATTCATCAGCTACACTATCTACAATATGTGTAATCGGTATACCAAATTCCATCATTCGATCATACCAAAAATGTGCTGTGTTACAGGGAATTACTATATGATCACATTCGGCCGCTTTTAATCCTAGCATACCCTGACAGAGTTTAGGCCAAGGCTGATCATCTTGATTAATCAAACTAGTGCTGCGATCTGGCACAGTTGGATCACTCCATACCACAACAGGAATATGTTCCTGATCACATCCTGCTGGAGTTTGTTCAGTCAATCTTACAAGAAATTCTGCACTAGCCGCTGGTCCCATCCCACCCAATACGCCTAGCCGTTTCATTTTTTATACAATATACCGCTGGCGACTGACATTACAGTTTGTCCAACTTCAATATCATGTTTACTGGGAATTTCTTTCCAACCTACTGAAATTTGTCCTATGAATGTGCCAGGTTCTGTCGGTACACTGATTCTGCACATATACTTTACTCCATGCTCTACATACACGAATCCCATAAAACTTTGCGGACGTTCATAAGTTTGACAAGGAACTTTACCTGACATCATGGAAATGACATCATTATTATTGTCATAATCTTTTGTCAGTAGTCCAACATCTGATCCATACCTAGTGGTGTCCTGCCCACCACTACGTGTGGTAAAATATATCAACTTGCGTGTGTTTAATAGTGTGTTAACTTCGTAAATAGCAATTAACTCTGCTTGACTATTCTTGATTATAAAATTAGACGCTTCTTCATACTTACCATTCATGTGCGGCAATGCCTGTTGGGCGCGATAGCTTTCCATGAATTTATCTTTTTCGGTATATCCGACCCACCCAATAAAGGTTAAGAAACACAATAATATTACTGTAAATAATCTAAAAGGACTATGTCCTATCCATTCAAGTAGATTGAGTAGGAATTGTTTGATTTCGCTCATCTTGTTTTTCCTTATCACATACAAATGCAGTCACTGCAACATTACCATGTACATGACTTGCAGTACGAATCATATCCATCAATGGGTCAACGGCTATCAATAGTACTAGCACTGCCTCGCTCGGCAATTTTAATAAATCGCAAACAACAGCCACAGTAGCCACTGTTAGTATACCAGTAGTACCAGCACTGGCTAATCCAGCTAATATACTGCCAAATAATACCACCATTAAGGTTCCAATTGTCATTGGAGTATCATATATATTGGCAATGAAAACAGTCGCAATAGCATAATACAATACACTACCAACTCGATTAACAGTAAAACTTAATGGAACCGTAAGTTCAACTCCAGATTTGTCAAATTGTAATCTAGACAGTGCTTCTTGTGCATAAGGAATACATGCCAAACTACTGCGTGAGCTTACTGCAACAATCAACGTTTCTTTGGTTTCTCTTATTACATTCATAATACTGCCACCAGCTCTTACCCAAATTACTAGTGTTCCTACAATAACGATTAACATGCCGCCAATAAACTGCTGATAGATAAATTCTATCATTGTGCCAAATATACCTACGCCTACTTTGGCTACTTGTGCGCTAATCATAGCCAATAGAGCAAATGGTAATCCATAGTTTAAGAATTTGAAAATACTGATACTAGCTAGTTGTACACTTTGGAATATATCCACTATAATACGCTGTCCTGGGGATTTGATACTGCCTAATGCAATACCAAATATTAAACAAAATATAACAATCTTTAAACTTTCTCCGCGATCCAATGTGGCAAAAATATTTTCAGGAATAAATTTATCGGCTACTGCCATTGGATTAACTTTTTCAGTTACAGGCATAGGTTCGTGCAATGTAATATTCATGTCCGAAGATTGATCTTTATTATTAACCAATGCTCCCAATTGTATTTTCTTTTCAGTGGTCATTTCGCTTCCTGTAATAACCACTGTACCCACTCCTATCAGCGAGGAAAGAAACATACTTGCTAGGAATCCCAAAATGATACGCTTAATCATAGTCTGACTGCCTTCTTTTTGCAGTAGATTAATTACACCTACCATAATAGTAGCAAATAAGAATGGCAATACAACAACTTTTAATAAGCTAATATAGATACCGCCAACAGGTTCAAAATTTACTGCAAACTCAGGAGTATAAATTCCCGTCAGTACCCCTAATATAATAGAACCTAATATGGTCCATGGACTCGTTAAAAAACTTTTTAAATATGACATTATGATTTATCCCGATTATTTCTTTGAAATTTCTGATTTATAACGATCCATTAATTTTTTAACATTAATGTTGCTATATTGATTAGTAATAACATAGTCAATTATAGCCAGTAATTGCGGCGATTGGTAATTAACTGCTACTGCAATATCATCGACAGCATCGCTTATAGTGATTACTTTAGTACTAAGTGCTGCATCTGGTTTTTCGAAACTGATTTTTTTCATTTCAAACTCATCTCGATATGCACCAGCACTACGTCCAGACATTACATCTTCTACAATTTTCCCCCAATTTACTTCGGAGTTGTACTCGGCATTGGGAAAATTAATTTTTGCAAATGTTTCATAGCTGCTGTTTTTGATAAAACTCAAACGACCATTAAAATTTCTTATTGCTTCATAAGGTTCTCTGCCGTCTAAATTTTTGCTTAACCATAAGCGATTAACTATCATAGCCTGTTTAAGACGTAGATAAGGAACACTAAATCTTAATGTTTGTAATCTTGGCGGGGTAATAGATAATTTACTGACAGCTATGTCGGCACGACCATCTCGTACTTGTTCAGCAACATCGGCAAAACTAGCTGCATCTCGACGAAATTCAACAGGTACATTTAATATATGTGCTATGCTTTTGGCAATATCAACATCTAATCCCTGTAGATGTTCTGCATCACCGCTGTAAAAGGGAGGGGAATCTTGCTTAGTCATTGCTACAACTAAAACATTTCGTTTTTTAATTGCAGCGATATCTGGCGGAAGAGGCACGGCAGATGTAGACAGTTGGGCCATAGCCACTGTGTTTGTAAGCAATAATGTCAAAAGTAATAGTATTTTTTTCATAGTATAGTATTTATACTATAAAAAAATTCTACTATCGCTGTATAATATTAATTGGGAACCAACACATTTCGATAACAATTACATGTAGAATCTAACATGGTTTGCCAATGATATCCGTACGGAACATCTGGGGTTGTATACACTATCGGGGGTGGAGTAACAATAATCGGAGCAGGAGCATAGTAAGGTCGTGATAAGACAGATCCAATAATAGTACCACCTACAATTGCAGCACCGATACCACAGCCATAGCATCCGCCATGTCCATAATAACGATTAACGACTACTGGACCATGATACGTATGTCCACTGTGATATTGAGCCAATGATGAGGTGGCAGTAAATGCTAAAATCAATGATAAAATAAATTTTTTCTTTGCCATAATAGACCTCTTAGATGAACTGTATATTGATTGTATTTAGTTTAGTATGAAAAATCAAGATATTTGATTATTTACCAAAATTTTTCATAGCAGACTTGGCATTAGCTGCTACTATTTGTTCGGCTTGATTTACTGGCATTGTTTGATCACCTGGATCATTATTGCCCTTAAATTTAATTACATTTGATCCTGGCTCGTATGGTAACAATAAATTACTCAAAGGAGGATTATCGATCAAATTACTGATTTCTTCCTCGTTTCCGCTAATATTGATACCTATCTTTTTCGCTGCATTAGCAAATGCAGCTAAAGATATTTGTTTAGTTGAATCGGTATCGTTAGCTCTGCCAGCCAATAGATTTACCAATGCCATTAATTTGGCAGTATCTACTGGCTCAGAATTTTCTACTTCAAATATTAACATTAGCGTTTAGTACGGCCTAGACCAGCACCATTCATTTCAGGTTCTTCGGGAGGTAATTCTTCCATTCCTGCATCGGTATCTAAATCAGGTTCATCGCCTGGTAATGGTAATTCATCCATTGATTCTTCACCTGGCTCTTCACCTGGCATTACAGGAGAAGCCTGCCCAGTCACTACACCTAATGCTTGATCCATTTGTTGTTTAGCAGTTTGAATGCTTTGAACCAATGCGCTAATTGCTGCTACCGCATCTGTATTGAATTGCATTGCACGATCAACACCGTATTGGTTTTTCATTTCACTGACTAACCCTGGTAAATCTTTGAATTGCATCTTTGTAGTTTCTTCTAACATGGTTTGGATTTCATCAACCATAGCTTGTGCGGCAAGAACAACTTGCGCTTGTTGTACTTCAGATTCGCGTAACAAACGATACAATTGACGACGCATTGATTTACTTTCTGTTTGCAATGCTGCTTGTGCAACCATTTGTTGATCCATTGGATTCAATGTTTGTCCTTGCGTAGCCTTTTGCATTGCGGCTTTGAGTTTAGGATCGCTAATGCTGTTGACTTGTGCTTGCTGTTGTTGTTTTTTAGCAGCATCGCCAGCGGCTACCGTAGGATTAACTGGAGGCATACCTGTAGTGGATTGTTGTTGATTATTAGTAGCCCCAGCAGTTGAACCTACAGCTACAGTAGGAGTTTCATTAACTTTAGCTTTTAGTACACGCTCCATCATCATCAATTTTAGATAAGTTGGATTCTGCTCACTATGATGAAAATCAGGTGTAGCACGATGTTCATTTACTAATTTGGATACTTTGTTTAACATCATGCGTGCTTGACGCGGAGAAATCACATCGACATTGATGGTATCACCAAAGTAACTTTCGAATACTTTAGCGGCTTGTTTTGATGGCGTAGTTGATGCCAGTTCGAACAGTTTCATTATTAAATCCTTTTTGTTGATAGTATTTAGCGTAATTGATACATTTATTTAATTGTTGTTCCATTTGCTTTTTATGGATAATTTTATTTTCTAATTTGATTTCCACAGTTTCTTGGAAATCTAGATTTTTGCTTTGATCTGCAATATTAGCTCTTGCATTTATATCATTGCTTAGTGATGTTAATTTATTATCTAAATTTAATATATCACGAGCTAAGTTATATTGATAAAATTTAATGGCAATGCACCAACTTAATGCTGATTTTGTACTGCTAAAAACACCTTTTTCTGTATCTGAACAGTATACTCGACACAGATTTTTTTCTTTTTTGATAATGAAACGACCAAAAACTTCATATTCTCCATTCTCATTTTGAAAAATAAGATTGGATGTCATTTCCGGAAATTCCTTACGGAATAATTTGTCAAATAAAATTTCGTTCATTATTTTACAACGTAGTGCTCTATAAAAAATCCTATAATCAATGCCATAACTCCGATGATTGAAACTCCCCATGTAATTAAACGATCAGTATTTTTTTCATTTAATTTTGACAGACTAGTTTTAACTTCTGCAATCTCTGAGCATAAATGACTGATTTTATCATCTAAGGTAACTAATTTGGTATCTACGGCATTATAACGTTCAGCGCATAACTCAACATGCGCTTCTAGGCTCTTTTTTTCAATATCAGTAGTTTCGATCATAGCGATTCCTTTACACTATTTAGTCTAAAGTTCCAAACCATATGTTTTGATCAATACCTTCGACTATCAAAAAAGGCAATAAAGTTTTTACATTTTCTAATCCTATTAACATTGGTACACCAATACAATCAGACAAAAGCATTTCAGTGGGATTATTTTCAGGTCCAAATACGTAAGG